TAGTGGGACGGGTGAATCGCCATTTCCTGCAGGCGCGCCAGCAAGCGCTGGGACTCTGCCAGCAGATCAGGCGCAGCCGCCACCGGCGCGGCATTGGCCGCAATCTCTGCCGCCGGCAGCAGCGTGCGCCCGCATTCGGCCACGCGCACGGCTGCAGCGTGGCCGTGCCTGTCGGGCGCGTATATGGCGAGGGTCTTCGGGTCAACGGTCCAGGGTCCAGGGGTGTGCATCATCATCTCCAGTGTCAGAACAGAGCCGCCGGCATCGCATCAAGCTCGGCGGGCGTCAGGGGCTCGGGAAGCCCCGAAATCGGCGCCAGGAGCGTCGATCGTGGGTCGGGTGCGCCTACGGTGCCGAACGGCCAGCACGCGGGCGCTGAGGCGCGGCGCTGGCCGTCGGGGGCGTGGCCGGGGAACGGGGTCACGCCAGCAACTCGCGCAGGTCGCTGGGCTGGACTGTCGCGCCGGTGGCGGCGACGGTCAGGTGCAGCGCATAGGCGGTGCCGTCGCCGATCTTGCGGCGTATGCCGGCGATGTATTCCAGCGCGGTACGCGGCGAGCCGGTGTAGTCCGGTGCGGCGGAGCGGAACCCGTCGCGGGAGGCTTGCACCAGGGTGGCGCTGGCGCTATATCCGAGAACGACAGGGTCTGTCGTCCAGCGAACGTGGATTTTTGAGCGGCGGTTCATGGTGTGGTTCTCCTCTCAGGTTTACAAAACCGGCGCGGCCGGTTTACAACATAAACGCCACCAGCAGCGCGCCGAACGCGCAGCCGATGGCCAAGGCGCCGACGATGTCGGCGAATCGAAGGGGGATATCGTGCATCGCAGGGGTCTCCGGTGTGTGGGGAGTGTGTGCCGGCAGGCTGACGCAGGGCTTACGCGTTACAGCATCCGCAGCATGGCGCATCCTCGCAGAGCCCGCGCCGGTTCCTGTAGTATTCGCGACCGTTCAAACCGCGCCAGATATCGGACACGCCGCGCGCCATCGATCGGCGCAGATACGCGCCAGCATGCGCAGCTACATCCGGGTCATCCGCAGAGCATCCAGGGTCAATCGACTCGGCCAGCGCGATATCGGCGTCGACCGGGTCGACCGGGTCAACCGAGCGGGTCGCGCGCGACACCAGAGCATATCGGCCGCGGCCGATACTGCGGATAGCGTCGCCGATCGCGATCGGCGCGCCGGTGACTGCGCACCGGCCGGGGAAACGGGCAGGGAACATGATCAAGCCCCCTGCAGAATCAGGCCGTGCGCAAACCCGATTGCGCGCTCGCGATCGGTAAACACCCGGGTTTCAATAATCGCGTCAGCGTCAGTGTCGCGAAACGTCACCCGAAACGTTCCGATCGGTGTCCGGCCGACCGTAACGGCCAGGCCATCGGCAGCGCTGGCCAGCGCCAGAATTTCAGCGTCCATCGTCTATCTCCTGTTCGCGCGGTAATCGCACGCTGATACCCTGCGCCGCAGGGTAACGGCCTGAGATCAATAATCCCGCCCCTTGCGTTGCACAAACCCGGACATATCGGAGCGCGCGCGACCCTTCGCGTACAGCGCAACAACGACACGGGCGGGTTCGATGTGCCGAACATCGGTATCGTCACCGTCAACGACCTGCCAGCCCCGGAACGACTCGGGGATGTTCTCGCGCTTATCGAAAACGACAGCCGTGCGACGATTTGCGGGATTTTGCAGACCCTTAATGCTGATGGGCTTTGGAGTCACCGCAGAAAACGAGTACGTCAGGTCATAGTTGCCGGCAGTCTTCCCATCAAGCTTGCGCGAGGGATGCTTCGTGTAATCGTAAAACTGCACATCCGGGAACAACTGGAATATGGTCTTCCCGTCAACAACCGGGATATTCTCGAACGGGATATCACTGGTGCCGTTTGGCCGCACCAAGGGCAGCATGCCCATGCGCTCGGCACGCCGAGCCAACGACCAAATATCGGCCGCCAGCGACAGCATGAAAGCTTGCCGGTGTTCGCGGAAAAACGCAGTCTTCGCAGCGCGAGCCGCTTGCACGCTGTCGAAAGCACCACGGCCAGCCGTGCGCAAGCATCCCGCCATACAGCCGGCAAGCTTCGCCATCGGGCAAAGCTCGTCATCAGGCACCAAATAGCAGATGCCGGTGAGATAGCCGATGCGCTGACCCTTCACAGTCTTTGCGCTAGCTTCGCCCAGGATGGGGCGATACTGCAGGCCTGCAGCGCGCAGTTGTGCACGGTACGGGTTCTTCGCCATTCTCTACTCCATCAGCCGGTCTATCGCCGGCCGTGCTCGCAGTCTCTCGCCGCAACCTGACGCGAAACTTACGTCCGACTGCAGCGTGGGGTCTTTGCGGGGCATTAGGGTTTACCCTAGGGTAGCGCGCAGGGTAGTGCGCAGGGTAGCCTGATGGGGCGCTCTCAGACATCCTCCATTTCCCTCTGACGACCCCTATGGGGTATACCCTTTTACAACTGCTGAGTCTTATTGAATAGTTGACTAAATTAGTATGGTATATAGGGTATATAAAGGAGTAGGCGAGTGCTATGCCCCATAGGGGTCTTCCCTCACAAAACGGGGGGGGTTGCCTAGCAAGCGGGGCATTGCCCCATGGGGCATCCCTGCCTTGCCGGCGGTGGCGCGCCCCCTATGGGGTATGCCCCTTGAAAGTCAGTAAGCACTAACGTTACACCCCCTATGGGGTATGCCCCATCGCATGTCGATAGCGACGCTGCGGCGCACAAGGCCTGCAAAGCTGCGCTTTCGCGCTGCCGGCCTGCACCAGTGCGGCGCCCTGGCGCGTCGATGCTGCGCTGCAGCATGCTCAGCGTGCTGATCGTCAGCGTGCTGACGATGTGTGTGCGGACCTGGGGGGCGGGGATCGTCAGTGTGCTGATGGTCAGTGTGCGAAAGGGGGGTATACCAACGATTGACCGTCGAGCGTGAACGAAAACGAAGGGGTCGCAGCCAATTTTTTTTCCACAGCCATTTGCCATGCTGCGCCGCACAAAAAGCAGCAGCTATTCACACTGCCGGCAATAGCGTATCATCGCGCGTATGTTCCGCGACCTCCCCATAGTAGCCCGCGAACTGAAGGCCGAGCCTGAGGTGCTGGAGCGCATTTATCAGGCCTCGCGCCTTGGTTTGCGCGGTGATGCGCTTGCGCTGCGGGCAGGAATGCTGCCGGTGGAGTTTGCCCGCATGAAGCTCATGGACCCGATGGCCGAGATGGCCGAGATGAAGGGCCGCGCTGACGCTGAGGGCGACCTGGCCACGACGCTGATGGCGGCTGCGTTGGACGGGGATACGAAGGTGGCGCTGGAGGTGCTGAAGCACCGGCACGATTGGGTGGCGAAGCAGCAGGTGCAGGTGGACGTGGCGCAGCAGATCAGTGTGGTGGCTGCGCTGGAGGCGGCGCAGAAACGTGTGGACGCGATTGACGTCGAGGATGCGCGGGTGATCGGCGCCGGTGCAGCGGTAGCGGTGGAATTGGCGCCTGCGGCGCTGCCGGCAGAGGGGCGCGGGTAGTGCAGACGACGAAATACTCCGCTGGCGAAGAGCAGTTGCTGATGGCAAAGCTCTGGTCGCCGCGCATCAAGAACGACCCGTTGGCGTTTGTAATGCTGGTGTTTCCATGGGGCGAAAAAAACACGCCGCTGGAGCATTTCACTGGCCCGCGCAAATGGCAGCGAGAAATACTGCGGGAAATCGCGGATCACGTAAAGAAAAACGCTGGCGCGGTGGATCCGTCTGTCCTGCGGATGGCCACGGCGTCGGGGCGCGGAATTGGAAAGTCCGCACTGGTAAGCTGGATCGTGCTGTGGTTTTTTTCCACGCGCATCGGCGGCACGACGATTGTTTCCGCAAACTCAGAATCGCAGTTGCGAAGCGTGACGTGGGCGGAAATTACGAAGTGGTTGGCAATGTCCATCAACAAGCACTGGTTTGAAATCAGTGCTACCAGAGTGTCGCCGGCAAAGTGGATCACGGAGTTGGTTGAACGTGATCTGAAGAAAGGCACCAGGTATTGGTCTGTCGAGGGGCGCTTGTGGTCCGAGGAGAACCCCGACGCTTATGCTGGGGTTCACAACTACGACGGGGTGTTGCTGCTGTTTGACGAGGCTGCGGGCGTGCCTGATGCAATCTGGCAGGTAGCTGCGGGCTTTTTCTCGGAGCCGACCGAGCACAGGTTTTGGTTGGCGTTTTCAAACCCGCGCCGAAACAGCGGCTATTTCTTCGAGTGCTTCCACAGCAAGCGAGACTTCTGGAACACGCGCCAGATCGACTCGCGCTCTGTGGAAGGCACGGACAAAAACGTCTACGAGCAGATCATTGCCGAATACGGCGAGGCTTCCCGCGAAGCCCGCGTCGAGGTGTACGGGGAGTTTCCCACTGCCGGCGATGACCAGTTCATTTCGCCCAGACTGGTGGACGACGCCGCGGCGCGGCCGCCGTGGAAAGACCCGAGTGCGCCCATCGTGATCGGCGTGGACCCGGCGCGCAGCGGGGCGGACTCGACGGTGATTGCCGTTCGGCAGGGCCGCGACCTGGTGGCGCTGCACCGCTATCGCGGCGAGGACACGATGATGGTGGTGGGGCACGTGATCGAGGCGATTGAGCGGTACAGGCCGGCGTTGACGCTGATCGACGAAGGCGGCTTGGGGTATGGCGTGCTGGATCGGCTGAAAGAGCAGCGATACCACGTGCGTGGGGTAAACTTCGGGTGGAAGTCCAGTCGGCCCGTGATGTGGGGCAATAAGCGCGCCGAGATGTGGGGTGCGATGCGCGACTGGCTGAAGACCGCAAGCGTGCCGGCAGATAAGCAGTTGAAGGCCGACCTGACGGGGCCGAGGACGAAGCCGGACAGTAGCGGAACGGTGTTTCTGGAATCGAAGAAGGACATGAAGGCCCGGGGCCTGGCCTCGCCGGATGCGGCCGACGCGATAGCGGTGACGTTTGCGTTCCCGGTGGCGGCGGCTGAGACGGCGGGCAGCGCGAGGCAGGTGTCCGTGTACGCGGTTCCGACGGTGAATTTCTGGGGGGCAGCATGCCGCGCGTAAGCAAAGAGCAGCAGATGCGAACGGTCCACGGCGACGCGCTGCGGAAGTTCGACGACATCCAGAGCGCGCTGCGCAATGAGCGCCTGCAGTGCCTGCAGGACAGGCGGTTCGCCTCGATCAGCGGTGCGCAGTGGGAGGGTCCGCTGCAGGAGCAGTTCGAGAACCGCCCGAAGATGGAGGTGAACAAGATCGCGCTGGCGATCACGCGGATCATCAACGAGTACCGCAACAACCGGGTGACGGTTGATTTCATCAGCAAGGACGGCACCAAGCGCACCGATCTGGCCGACGTGTGCAACCGCCTCTACCGGGCCGACGAGCAGGATAGCGCCGCGAACGAGGCGTATGACAACGCCTTCGACGAGGCCGTCACTGGCGGCTTCGGGGCCTGGCGGCTGCGGGCGGTGTACGAAGACGAGTACGACCCGGAGAACGAAAAGCAGCGCATCCGCATCGAGCCGATCTACGACGCGGACTCGAGCGTGTATTTCGACCTGGACGCCAAGCGGCAGGACAAGGCTGACGCGAAGTGCTGTTTCGTGCTGACGTCCATTTCGCGCGATGCGTACATGGAGGAATACGGCGACGACCCGACGACCTGGCCGAAGGAGGTGTACCAGTACGAGTTCGACTGGGACACGCCGGACGTGGTGTTCGTGGCCGAGTATTTTGTGGTCGAGGAAGTTTCGCGCGAAATGCGCGTCTACCAGGCCATTGACGGCAGCGAAGAGCGGTACACGCAGGACGAGTTCGAGGCCGACCCCGACCTGGAGGCGCGGCTCGCGGCCATCGGCAGCGTGGAGATTCGGCGCCGCCGCGTGAAGCAGCGCAAGGTGCGCAAGTACCTGATGTCTGGCGGCAAGATTCTGCGCGACGATGGGTATATCGCCGGGGACCAGATTCCGATTGTGCCGGTGTATGGCAAGCGGTGGTTCATCGACAACGTCGAGCGGTGCATGGGCGTGGTCCGCATGGCCAAGGACGCGCAGCGTCTGAAGAACATGCAGTTGTCGAAGCTCGCGGAGATCAGCGCGCTATCCAGTGTCGAGAAGCCCATCATGACGCCGGAGCAGGTTGCCGGCCACCAGATGATGTGGGCCGACGACAACATCAAGCAGTACCCCTACCTGCTGATCAACCCGGTGACGGGCGCTGACGGTTCGCAGCAGATCAGCGGGCCGGTGGCGTACACGAAGTCCGCGGCCGTGCCGCCTGCGATGGCTGCGCTGCTGCAGGTCACCGAGGTGGACATTGCGGACATCCTTGGCAACCAGCAGAACGGGGACAAGATCGTCTCGAACATCTCGGGCAAGGCCGTCGAGATGGTGCAGCAGCGCCTGGACATGCAGGCGTTCCTGTACATGAGCAACTTTGGCAAGGCCGTTCAGCGTGCCGGCGAAATCTGGCTGTCGATGAGCAAAGACGTCTACGTCGAGCCCGGCCGCAAGATGAAGACCGTTGGCCCGCAGGGCGAAATCGAGTCGGTCGAGCTGATGAAGCCGACCATCGTGGACGGCGAGGTGGTGGCGGCCAACGACCTGAGCCAGGCGCGGTTTGATGTGGTGGCCACGGTCGGCCCGTCGTCGCAAAGCCAGCGCGCTGCCACGGTGCGGGCGGTGCTGGGCATGCTGCAGTTGGTGCAAGACCCGCAGACCCAGCAGGTGCTGCTGGCG